ACAGGCAAAACATATTTTCTTATGGGAATTGTCAAGAATTTTCTAGATGAAAACCCTGAGGCTGGTGTTATTTATTTTGAATCAGAAAGTGCTATCACCAAACAAATGGTGGAAGGTCGTGGCATCGATTCTATGAGAATGGTAGTTATGCCTGTTACTACTGTACAGGAATTCAGAACACAAACTTTGAAAGTTTTGGATAGTTATCTGATACAAAATGAAGAGGATAGAAAACCTTTATTTCTATGTCTAGATTCTCTTGGTATGTTGTCTACTACAAAAGAAGTAGAGGATACAGCAGAAGGCAAAGAAACTAGAGATATGACACGGGCTCAGGTTTTGAAAGCTTGTTTCAGAGTTCTTACTCTTAAACTAGGAAGAGCAAAAGTGCCGATGGTCGTAACGAACCATACTTATGATGTTGTTGGTTCGATGTTCCCTACTAAGGAAATGGGTGGTGGCTCTGGCCTGAAATATGCAGCTTCTTCTATTGTCTATCTATCAAGGAAAAAAGAGAAAGATGGCAAAGAGGTAATTGGAAATATCATTCATTGCAAGAACCATAAGAGCCGTTTGACAGTTGAAAATAAAATGGTTGATGTTCGACTTACATATGACAAAGGCCTTGACCGTTATTACGGGTTGCTTGATTTAGCTCTTAAATATGACATTTTCAAATCTGTTAGCACACGAATAGAATTGCCTGATGGCAGTAAAACGTTCGGCAAAACGATAAATAACAATCCAGAAAAATATTTTACTGAAGAAGTTATGGAAAAATTAGAAGAATGTGCTATGAAGGAATTTAAATATGGTTGACATTAACTATTTTTGTAGAATTTATGATGATTTTCTTTCTTCTGATGATTGTAAAAACTATATCACTAAATTTGAAGAAAATCTTAAAAAGATCGATGTGTTGGAACAATATGACGATCCTGTTTTAGTGTGTGGAGAGGATTTTCAAGATTTAAATTTTCATACTATAGATTTATTTAGAGAAGCAATATACAGATATAAATGTGATATTGGAGAAGATCAGCCGCCAAGTCATTTGCCAAGCCTGTATGGTTGGGAACAAATAAAAATAAAAAAATTTCGTGTAAATTCTAACAAAAGCTTGGATTCTGAGCTTCATACAGAAGTAGGTTCTTTGGAAGAAGCAAAAAGATTTTTATCCTTAACGATATATTTGAATGATGATTTTAATGAAGGAGAAAAGTATTTTCCTTTATTCAATACTAAAGTTAAACCAAAAAAAGGGAGTTTGTTCATAGCTCCTCCATTTTGGAATTTTTTACAGAAAGAGATACCACCCAAACCCCCTTCGATATCTGGAGCAAAATATTGTCTTACAACATATCTTCATTTTGTCAAGCCGCCTAAAGCAAACAATAAAGTTTCAGATGAAGGCCGTGCTATAAGGTCTGATTTGGCTGATGGCCGTGGAGTTAGATTTAAAGGAAATTTGTAATATGTCACAACACGATTTCAGTTGGTATACTAGAGCTTATCCTAATTTTTTGAAAGATGATATTTGTGATGAATATATTCGGATATATGAAAAAACATTAGTAGAAGAAAAACAAAAAGTTTTTGATACTAGCGTTTGTGTAGGCCCCATAGGAGATCATGGTTTTCCCGTTTGCCCCCCCGGCCATTGTACTTGTGTAAGAATACATCCTATGCAATTTGATGTGTTTAGTGATTTAAATTCTGTGGTATTGGGCAGCTTTGTAAACATTTTAGATCAATACAGAGAAGATGTTCAACTGCATAAATCACAATGGCCAGAGCATTTTGGTTGGGAAGAGCTTAGAATGAAAAGATATTTGTGTGATACAGATGAGCAGTTTCATATGCATGTTGATGTTTCAAATATAGAAAGCGCCAAGAGATTTTTGATTATGTTGATATATTTGAATGATGATTTCGATGCAGGAGAAACAGAGTTTCCTTTGTTTGGTGAGAAAGTGTATCCAACAAAAGGTACGCTTGTTATGTTTCCTCCTTTTTGGACACATAAACATGCTGCAAGACCGCCTAAAAATGGCCATGCTAAATACACCCTAATGACCCTTCTAAATTATATCTCTTGACTTCTTCCATCTCTTTATTATATAAATAGAGGTAGAAGTGGGGCTAGTAGTTCTATCCGTGTGAGACTCAAGAACTGCGAGGGATCGTCTGACTCACACCACACCCCGCCCCAGCTCCACTTCTACTTTTGTTAATATAGATGGAGAAATTGATGTCCCTAAATTTACAACAATACGTTCGGCAAGTTAAACCCCGAAACGAATCCTATACTCCCCCCGTAGATAAGATTCAGAACTTCTTGACTGAAGGAGTAGGTGCATCTACCTATTTTGAAGGAGTGATTGCAGCTTGTCATAATATGTCTGGAAAATCTGAAAAAATCTTCAAAAAAGATATACTCAAAGATAAAACTGTTGAACTGTTTCTTACAGCTGCTGATTCTGGTGGAAAACCTAATTTTGCGACTCACGGAAAAACTAAGGTCGAAAAATTAGAAATATTATATCAATTTGCTAAAGTTTGTAAAAAAACTTTGAAGGGTACGTCAAATGCTGGTGCTGGTCAGAAGAAACTGAAAGTTTCTCGGCCATGGGAAGAAACTGCAAAAAAATCTAAAGATACATCAAAAGCTGATATTTTAGTAAATAACAAGAAAACATCTGTAAAGGGTCCAACAGCACAATTAATGTCAGGAGAGAAAAAAGAAACAAAGGCAACTGTTTTGGCTGCTTTGGCAATATCTGGTGGCGATAAAGAATTGGAAGAAAATCTTATAACCGAAGTAAATAAATTTGTTACTTCTACTAGGACTATCGGTGCTGAGGTTAATTCTGGATTATTGAAGAAAATGTCGCCCGCAGAGGCAAAAACTACTGGAAATGAAGAAGCAAAAAAGATTGTAGATAACCAAGAAAAAATGAAGAAAGATATAACCGCTACATTTATGTCTGCCTTTGAAGACGAAAAAATTGCTAATGCTTTTGCAAGGGAATCAATGACAGGTTGGGAAAAATTTGGGGGAAAGGCGTTTCCAAGTGAATCTGCTGGAGATACTGAAGGTGAAGCAACACATATGCTCATATGGGATTATAGAATGGATAGAATGAAATTCTTGAAAATAGATGATTCATTTATTTCTACAACTGCTCAAAAAATGAATGTTAGACCAGACTTGAAAAGTAATTCATATTCAAAGAAAGTTGATGGTAAAGATCAAAAGTTAGGCTATTCATTTTATCAAACATTAAGAATGGGAGTTAAAGTAGTATTAGATAAACAAGGTGATATTGTGAAAGAAGTAGAAGAACAAATAGAACATAATCAAAATCTTTTAACCGAAGGTGTTATAGATGAAGGTAAATTTAAAGATTTAGTTGGAAAGGTTTGGAATTGGTTTAAAGAAAAAATGAAAAAGGTGTGGAATTGGCTTGTAGAATTTGTTACAAAGTTACGGGATGATGCTGTAGAGATTATTAAAAATGGAGCAAAATATGCTTTAAATGCTTTTGAATTGGATGTTACAGTAAAAGTAAACACTGAAGTTAAGTTGTTATGATAAGTTTCAGAGAACTAACAGAAGGAATTACCAAACCTGTTCCAACGGCAACCATAATAAGACAGATGAGCTCTGCTCGTTCCAGTATCGTAGGAAAAAAACTTACACCTAGTAATATGGCCAAGACGGTACAGAAATCTTTGAAGAAATTTGGTGCAAAGGTTACTTTTGAATTAGTACCAACATTAAAATCTGGTGAAATGTCATCTAATGCATACTATGACCAAGAAGCAGATTTAGATGGCGACCCGGCTATAGAAGTTCAATTACTCTTTAGTTCAAAAGATAAGGGTGGAGTTACTTTAGACAATGAAGGGTTTGATTCACTATCTACAGACATGGCAAGAGTTATTGTCCATGAAATGTTACATAAGTCTCAAGCATCAAATAGGGGATATGAAGAACCCAGACCCTTTCGAGTCTCTAGTGAGAATGATGCTAAAACCGCTCAAACTCAAGAATATTTGGGTAGGAGTGATGAGATAGAAGCATATGGTCACAATATTGCAATGGATTTGTTGAAAAATTATGGCTCAAGAAAAAATGCCTTGACAGCACTGAAAAATTTTGTTAAAATACCTCCTGATAAATCGCCTGATATGTTTGCATATTTAGTTGCTTTTGGGATGGACAAGAACCATCCTGTGCTTAAAAAGTTGGTTAAGAAAATTATACTATACTTGAAAGAGTTGGAGAAATGATAAGCTTTAACGAAATGCTTATAGAAGGCAAGGGTGGTAAGAACCTTCACCTCGAACATCTGGAAGATGAAATTCTCAATTATGGTGTAGATGGTGGTCGGGCTGCTCTTAACTTTCTACGGTCATTGAGAGATATGCTTGCTGGTGCAAGTCGGTCTTCTGTCAATATGACAGTTAAGTGGGACGGAGCTCCTGCAATTTTTGCTGGTATTGATCCAGAAGATGATAAATTCTTCGTTGCAAAGAAATCTGTATTTAATGTTAACCCAAAATTATATAAAACATCCAAGGAG